CGGGCGGCTCGCCGGCGGTGCCGCTGCCGGCCACTTCGACCTGGAACGTCACCTTGACGTGGCGGCCGACAATCGTCGCCAAGTCGGCGCCGAAGTCTTCCTTGTCGAGCTCGCGCGAGAGCGCTTCGCCCTCCATCGGCATGATGGTCAGGTTCTTCGTGAGCACGGCATTCAGCGCGCCGGTGGGCGTCGCCGGCGTGCCGACGGCGGACTGCAGAGCGAGCAACAGGACTTTCTTGCGGAACTTCATTTCGGCGGCCCTCTAAGGCGTGGCGGGTAGGCGGGGCGGGCGGTCAGCTCGCCGTCTCGCGGCCCGCCGGGTCGTACTCACGGCGGCGGAACTGCTCGGTCTGGCGGCGCGGCGGCTTGGCCTGCGCCGCGGTGTTCATGTCGCCCTGGGCGCGCACGGCCTCGCGGATGGCCTGCACCTGCGGGTCGACGGCTTTCGTCGCGGTCGCGGCCAGCGCGCGCTTCACCGGCTTGGGCGTGGGCGGCGAGGGCGACACCTCGGGCTTCGTGCGCTTCGGCGCAGGGGCCTCGGCCGGAAGGGGCGCAGGGCTGGTGGTGTTCTGGTCGGGGTTGGACATGGCGGCGGTCATCCTGTGATTTCGGCCTCGAACAGTGCGGAGACCCACGCATACGGCGATTCGAGCTGCTCGCTAGTCACCACGTTCTTCAACACCACCCGGCACAGCTCTTCGTAGTCGGGCAGGCCGGCGTCGGACACCAGGCGGTCGGCGAGCTGTTCGATCTCGGTCAGCAGTTCGAACTCGGCCTCTTCAACCGCGGCGCCGTCGTCGGCTTCGCGAGCGTCCAGCACACGTTGGCCCGTGATGCGAAACCGGAAAACGGGAAACGCGGTCGCGGTGGGGCCTTCGCCGTCGTGCTGGTCGCAGCGGTCCCACGGGTACCGCACCACGCCGGCGAAGGTGATGGTGTAGATGCCCGGCACCAGCTCGGTGGCTTCGTCGCGCTGGTCGAAGTCGCGAAAGGTGCGGGTGATGACGCGATCGGGCGCGACCTAGGCCAGGGCCTGGGCCACCGCACCCATCACGTCGGCGTAGTTGATCCGGCTCATGCGCGGTCAGCCTCGGCGATGCCGCGGTTCACCCCGCCGCGCACCAGGTCAGCCAGGCGCGAGCGCTTTGCGTCGAACGCCGGCTGCATGAAGGGCTGCGCCTCGATGCCGTTCTTCGCGATCGAGCGGCGAATCAGCCGCGCCAGCCGGAACTGGTTCATGCCCGGCGTGCGCGGCCGTACTCCGGCGCGGCGCATCCACTCCAGCACCGTGGCGCCACTGGGCTGGCCGCCGGGCTCGGTGCCGTCTTCCAGGTAGCTCGAATGCTCGGCGGCCGACTCCACCAGGTGCAGCAACAGGCTGCCGCGGCGCGGGGCGATGCGGTTCACCAGCTCGCTGCTGTTCTTCGGCGCGCGGTTGCGCGCCTCGCGGCTCACCTCGGCGGCACCGCGGCCCAGGGCTGAGTCGACATGCCGCAGCACCGTCGCCGGCAGCTGGCCCAGCCGCAGGGCGGCGTCGGCGATGTTGTGGCTGACGACGATGCGCATCAGCAGCTGCGCCCGTACTCGTCCAGCAGTGCCTGGTGCAGCGCAGCCGGCGTCATGTTGCGGGCCGGCGACGCGCCAACACCGCTGCCGGCGCGCAGGGTCACCGGCTTGGCATAGCCGCGGAAAGCCAGCTCGCGCATGGCCTCGGCCTGCGCGCGCAGGTACAGCAGGTGCCGCGCGCCCTCGGTGAGCGTGCTGGTGGCCGCGTCCTCGGTGATCGCGTGCGCCACCAGGTAGTAGAAGCGGAAGGTGCTGCCGAAGCAGCGGATCTGGTTCGGGCTCGGTGCCGGCTGCAGGCGCAGCTTCTTGCCCTCGGGCGTGTCGATCAGCAGCACCACCGGCATGGGCTCATTGGGCGCGTCCCAGGGCTGCACGTGCAGCTGCGACCAGGCCTGCAGCTTGGGCAGCAGCAGGTTGGCCGGCGCGTCGTACATCGCCACGCCCGCACTGACCTGCAGCTCGCCGACAGCGGTGAGCGTGCGCTTCTCGCGCGACAGCGCATCCGCCGCCCGCAGCAGGTGGCGGCGGAAGTCAGCCTGTGCGTCGTCCTCGGTGCCCTTGAACGTGCTGGCCGCATCGTTCAGCGAGGCCACATAGTCGGGCAGCAGCTGGTCCCAGGTCAGGCCCATGGCTCAGGCGCCAGCGCCCTCGGCCTGCGCCTTGGCGGCGGCTTCGGCCTCTTCGCGGGCCTTGGCTTCGGCCGCGGCCACGCGCTCGATGCGCAGGGCCTCGATCGCTTCCAGCACGCCCTTGCGGGTCTTGCCGTCCTGCTCGGCGACGCGCACCGCTTCGAGGTCGGCATCGGACAGGTCGCGGATGGCCTCGACCACTTTGGGGATGGCCTGGTCCAGCAGAGCCAGCAGGGGGTTGGCCGGGCCGGAAGAGGCAGGGGCCTCGGGCGCTGCCGTGGTGGCCAGGCCGTCGACGGTGTTCGGGTCGACCATGCGGGTTTCGCCCGGCTGTACCAGCTTGCCGCCGGCGTAGACAGGCGTTTTGCCGTTGTTGGTGAACGGGGTCTTGCTCATGTCGCGCACTCCAGTGGGGGCACGGGCAAACCCCGCCCCGCGCGTGGCGGGGCAGGGCTCGGCTGCGGCTTAGATCGCGGCCCGCGCGGTGGCGCTGTACGCGAGGATCGAGGTGAAGCCTTCGCGCAGGCGTTCCGGCACGATCAGGCTGCTGTACTCCTCGCCGTAGGCGATCTTCTTGCCCACGGGGCGGCCGTTCTCCTGCTTCTCGAACGGCGCGCCGATCGAGAAGGGCCGGGCCACCGTGTAGCGGAAGTCGCCGCGGCGGCCGAGGATCAAGCGCTCGTCGCCCAGGTCCAGCGCCGGCGCGTTGGTATCCCACTGCGGGATGCCCTTCACCGGCGTCAGCGTGCCCTGCGGAGTGATGCCGACGTCGGCGCGGGCGGCACCCCACTCGAAGTTCTCGGCGTCGGTGATCGCGTTGTGCAGCACCGGGCTCATCAGGCCGAAGGTGGGCATCACGAAGCGCTCGGCGCTGAGCAGCGCCTTGCGGCTGCCCACGGCCTGCAGCAGCTTGTTCATGTGCTTCTCGTAGGTGCTGCCCGAGGGCACATCGATGTCGACCTTCAGCACGTTGGTGCTGTAGCTGTAGCTGCCGTTGAACGCCGTGCCGTCCACCGCGTTGACCGCAGCACCCGCCTGGTTGACCAGCTGGAACACGCCCAGGTTGAGGTTCACCCAGCGGTAGTAGGTGCCGGCCGCCTGCTCGCCGGTGCCGTCGTACTCGGCCAGCGCGGCGCTGTTGTAGTTGATGGTGACCGGGTTGATCACGCTGCCGATGGCGTTGCCCTTCAGGTCACGCACCTGGTGCGGGCGGATCACCGGCCAGTTGGCCAGCTTGAAGATCGACTTCGAGCCCGTGCTCTGCGGCTCCAGGTTCTCGGAGGCGACCGCCACAGCGGCGTAGGCATCGGCCTGTCGCTGCATCTCGTTGCCGATGCGGCGGCACAGCAGCTCACGGATGGCCAGCGCGTTGCTGGCGATGCTGCGGCCCCAGGCGTCGAAGTTGATCAGCGTGTTGGAGCCGCTGAACCACATCGCCTCGTTGGTCTGTTCCAGCGCGATCTTCATCGGCTGGATGTAGGCCAGCTCGGTGTCCTGCGTGATGCCGCCGCGGTGGATCGGCTGGCCCTCGTAGACCACGCCGTTGTTCCGCACCGCCGACAGGTCGCGGGTCTCGTAGGGGATCGAGTGCGTCGCCGCGTGCGTCGGGTCCACCGTGGCGCCGACCAACTCCAGAATCCGCAGGTCCTGCAGGCTCTCGCGCAGCACCTCGCGCTGGAAGCTGCTGGGCAGGTTCATGTTGCTGGTGTCGACGATCCCTTCGGCCAGCTGGCGGGCCTCGCGGTGCAGGCTGTGCGCGTGCACGCGGTCGAACTCGGCCAGCACCTTCGTGCCGAAGGCGCCCAGCTTGTCGTCCTCGCCCAGGCGCAGGCCGGTGTGGCCGGTGGCACGCAGGCCGCGGCGCACGTCCTCGGCCAGCTTCTTCACCGCGTTCGACTCGTCCACCGACACGCGCGGGCTGCCGGCCATCGAGCCGTAGCCCAGGGCGGACAGCTGGCGCGCGGCTTCGAGCTGCTCGCCCAGCTTGGCCTGGCTCTCGGCCAGCTGCTTCACCTGCGCCTCGGTCATGGTCGGCGCGATCACGTCGCGGGCGTTGCCGAGCTGTTTCAGCGTGGCCTCGGACAAGCCCTTCGCGGTCGCGGCCAGCGTGTCGTCGAACAGCTTCTGCAGGGTGCCGGTACGCTCGGCCAGCTGCTTGGTGGCGTTGTCGCGCTCGGCCAGCGCCTTGGCCACCGCTTCGGCCACGCCCTCGGCGCCGATGCCAGCGGTCACGCTGAGCTGCACGGGCGCGCCGGCGGGTGCCTGCTTCAGCACCTCAGCCGCGTCGCTCAGCTGCTTCACCAGGGCTTCCAGGCCCGCTTCGTCTTCGCCCAGCGCCTTGGCGGCGGTGGTGTAGGCCTCGCACAGCGCCTTGGTCTGCGCCTCGGCGAGGTTCTTCTGCGCCAGCCGGCGCTGCAGCTCGATCAGCCACTTGTTCATGGTCATCTCCAGGGATTCGGTGAGTTCGCGCACGAGCCCCGGAGCAATCAACACAGGGCCGGAAGGGTGAAAGGCTTCAGACAGCTGGACCGGGTCCA